AATTGAACAACTAGTTGCTACTGTTGGAACTCCGAAGTATGCATATAATTGCAAAGACTTTGATCCAGAAAAGAGCACAGTTTTCTACTCTGGTCCATATTGGGATAATAAAGAAGTAGAAGCCGCAGTCAAGTCATTCCTGACTGGTCGTTGGCTGGTCTCAGGTGAGAAGGTTGCATTATTTCAAGTTGCTTTTCAGCGCAAGTTTGGCGTCAAACATGCTCACATGGTGAACTCTGGTTCATCGGCTAATCTTGTTCTTGTCACTGCTATCAAGAAGCATCTGGGCTGGCAGGATGGCGATGAGGTTATTGTATCACCTGTAGGATTCCCAACTACGATCGCTCCTCTGGCTCAGAACAATCTAAAGCCAGTATTCATTGACATTGAAATGAACTCGCTGAACTTTGATCTGAGTAAGATTGAAGAACGAATCACTGATCGCACCAGAGCAATCTTTGTATCACCTGTTCTTGGTAATCCACCCGACATGGATTTCCTCAAGGAACTCTGCGAGCGTCGTGGTTTGGTTTTGATTGGTGATAACTGTGATTCTCTCGGCACTCGCTGGGACGGAAAAGATCTAACGGAGTATTACTATGCTTGGACATCCTCTTTCTACCCTGCGCATCACATTTCAACAGGTGAGGGTGGAATTGTCTGCTCTAATGACGAAAATCTCATCAATATGGTGCGCTCTGTCTCTTGGTGGGGCAGGGATTGCCGATGCGTTGGTTCTGCTAACCTTCTGGCTTGCGGTACTTGCGGGAATCGGTTTGACAAGTGGCTAGAAGGCTACAACGGAATAATTGATCACAAGTATCTCTTTGTTAACATGGGATATAATCTGAAGCCACTTGATCTTCAGGGTGCCATTGGTATTGAACAGTTGAAGAAGATGGAAGAGATTGACACGAAGCGTCGTGCAAACTTTGCTCGTATCAAGAGTCTGTTCGACAAATATGTTCCTGGTGTTCGTGTTGCATCTAAACTTGATAAGGCAGATCCTTCTTGGTTTGGTGTTCCGCTGATCACTGATACTCCTGAGATGAAGGAAAAGCTGCAGGCATTCTGCGAAAAGAATCGTATTCAGACTCGCAATTACTTTGCTGGCAATATTCTTCTGCATCCTGGCTACAAGCATCTTGATGATGCTTCGAAGTATCCTAATGCTAACAAGGCATTGAGCAACGTATTCTTTGTTGGATGCCCTCCGCATTATGGCGAGGATATTTTCTCGTATTATGAGAAGGTTCTTCAGTCTTGGGTTGATGACGTTTCTATCTATGAAGTAAAAGCAACTGGCGGGTTCTAATGAGAGTAATCAATGTCTTTGGCGGAACTGGTTTTGTTGGTAGTGAATATGTTAAAACAACTGAAAGCAATTGTATCCTCGCATCGCGAGACGATTATAAAGTTCGTGTTGAGGACGTTGTATATTTTATTAGCACTGTTGATAATTATAATATACATACCGATTCTCTGCTGGATATCAATACTAACCTAGTTGTTTTGATGAAGGTGTTGGATAATTATAGAAAGATCCACCATTTCGATACTGGATGTTTTAATTTTATCAGTTCTTGGTTTGTATATGGTCAGGACTCTGGCTTTGGTACTGGTGCGAGGGGAATTCCAGAGACTGACCCATGCGATCCAAAGGGATTTTATTCTATCACAAAAAGGGCGGCTGAGCAGTTGCTAATCTCTTACTGCGAAACCTTCAATTTGAACTATCGTATTTTGAGGTTATGCAATGTACTCGGAAAGGAAGATAAGAAAGTTTCTGCAAAAAAGAATGCCCTCCAGTTTCTCCTCGGAGAACTCAAAGGTAATAGACCGATTGATCTATATGATTCGGGTTATTTTTATCGTGACTGTATTGATATTAGGGACTGCGCTCGAGCAATCGACCTGGTAGTAAATAAAGGCGAAAAGAACTCGATTTATAACATTGGAAACGGAAAGCCTATTATCTTCCGAGATATTCTACGATATGCTCGGGATAAGATGGACTCAGCCAGTGAAATGAGGACTATCGAGCAGAAAGAATTCCATAAAAAAGTTCAGTCATCTCGCTCCTTTTTTATGGATAATTCGAAGCTGAAGGCTCTTGGATACGAACCAAAATACACAATCCAACAGACGATCGAAGATATCATTAACTGAGAAAATGTATAAATAACATAGTAATCCCACAGAGTGGAGTAACTATGTTCTCATTTAGCCAGTTTCTAACCGAAGCCAATACCAAATTAACTGGTGGCATTCAACACCTCGAACACCCTTCCGATCGCACCTTCGATAATCCCGAAGCAGCACACCATGCGGTCAAAACTCTAAAGGGTATCGTCTCTGGAAAGACTCCAGTGACTCGTAAAATCGACGATAAGATGTCCTTCCAGGCTGTTCGAACGCCAGAAGGAAAGGTCGGTGTTAAGTATAAAGGTTCTGGTTCGACCTATAATTTCTCTGAGAAAGACGTAGAAACTCAACACGGTCATAAGCCATATCTTGCTGGACCACTCAGCACTCTTTTAAAGCATGTGGGCAAGGTTCTTCCAAAGAAGCCTGGAGAGTATCAGGGTGGTTATATGTCCAGCCCAGAAACTCGCAAGGAAGAAGGTGGTCATATTGGCCACACTCCAAACACTGTAGAGTATCATACTCCAGTTAATTCTCCAGAGGGTCAAAAACTCAAGAAGTCTAAAGTGAGTTTGGTTGTTCATACCGCTCTCAAGGGACCACAAAGAGAAGCCCATCCAATTACTAGCATGGCTGGTTTCCAGGAACACCCAGACGTTCACCAAATCCAGCACGTTGTTTCTGGTAAGGAACGTGAAATTCATCCAGCAGATAAAAAGACAATCAACGCCCACCTTAATGCTGCTCAAGATCTAATGAAAGATCACAGCCATGGGCACCTTGCTGGTCATGAAACACACCTTCGCACTTATATCAATTCTACTGTGCGCAATGATGAGAAGCCAAGCACTGCTGGCTACAAGGCTCATCTAGCAGCTGCTCATGATAAGAAGATCGAAGCAGTTAAAATGGATTCTACAAAAGAAACCAAGAGAGCAGAAAAGGCTGCTGCGTTGGCTCATGTAGATAAGAATAAGAAAGCATTCGACAAATCATTCGAAATTCATCACCACGTTCAACAAACAACTAACCATCTCGCAGATGCCCTAGATAAGTCTAGTGCTCATGGTGGCGGCTTCCAAACTCGTATTGGAGGCAAAGCATCTGGTGGTGAAGGTTATGTTGGTGGTGGATTAAAGATTGTAAATCGCCCAGCATTCTCTAAAGCCAATCTAATCAAGAACGTGGCTTTGCGCGGAGAGAAATAATGTCGAATGCAACATTTGCCTTTGGAAGATTTAATCCTCCAACGGAAGAAGGACATGGTAAGTTAGTTTCAGCTGTACAAAAGCATGCTGAAGAAACTGGTGGAAAGCACTATATCTTCCCAACCAAGTCTCAAGACAAGAAAAAGAATCCAATGTCGCACGAAGATAAAGTTCATGCGATGAAGAAACTATTCCCGACTGCGCATATTGCATCTCACAAAGACGTGCACACAGTCATCGATGCAATGAAGCATCTAGAAAAACAAGGTCACACTCATGTAACTATGGTTGCTGGTTCTGATCGTGTTGAAGGATTCCATAAATTATTGCATCAGTACAAAGATAAAGAATATCCTAATATCAAGAAGATCAGCGTTGTTTCTGCTGGTCATCGTGATCCAGACGCAGAAGGTGCTGAAGGCATGTCTGCTTCAAAGTTACGTGGACTTGTGGCAGCTGGAAAAAAGAAAGAATTCGTCAGCCACTACAGTGATCCAAAACTCGGCGCTCATATACATGATAAGGTGAAAGCAGGTATGCAAATGAAAGAATCAGTCAGTCCAGTCGGTATTTTCTTGCTTGGTGGTCCAGGCAGCGGAAAAGATTATGTTCTTAAGAACATCTTTTCACGTTTTGATCTAACCGAAGTTCAAGCTGATCAACTAGTAAATGGTGCAGCCGCAGAACTATATGAAGGAAGAAAGAATATCGTCATCAATGGTGCTGCTGATGAAAGCAAGATCTCATTGATTCAAAACATCCTTGAAGGATATGATTTCGACTTCGTTCACGTATCAGTAACTAACAAAGTTTCTCGCATTCGTAATGAACAGCGCGAACAACCACTAGTAGAAAACAAGCGCATTGAGAAATTTCTCAAGGCTGAGAAATTTTCAGAGAATTATAACTGTTTCGTATTCAATAACTCGATCAATCTAAACGAATCGAGTGAAATGGAACAGATTATGTTTGGCGGTCAAATCGAAAAACTTCTTGAGCACGTTGTTGATCTTGGTCTAGAAATCAAGTCTGAGTCAGAACAAAAGTTGTTTATGGTTATTAAAGAACAACATCCTATGACTGGTGCTCAAATTCAGAAGAAAAGATTCGCAGATATGAGAAAATCAGAAAGAGATGCTCGTGTTCGTGATACTCGTGTCATCACTCACCAAAATGTTCATATTCATGCAGCTGCCAAAGGATCAATGAGCGAGCAATCAGTCGCCGAGGAAAAAGACTTTCCTGCAGTAAAACATCATAAGTCTGGACTTCCTTCAAAGTATGTTGCTGGATTAACACCAGCAGAAATTAAAGCGAAGAAGGCAGCTATCGCTCACAACGCAAATCTATCTGACAAAGATCCAGAAGCCTATAAGGATATGCCTGGCGACAAGAGAATCCGCGAAAAAGGAATTCCTCAGTCAAAGTATACTAAGAAATATCATGCAATGTATGGCGAGGCTTCTTCTCCTGCACAACAGGCTGCGATTGCTATCAATATGAAGAAGCGCGGCATCAAGCCAAAGAACGAAGAAGTTGAACTTGATGAAGGTGCAGCTGATACTTCTCTAGCAGCAAAGGCAGCGAAGTCTGGCATCTCTGTCGGCACACTTCGCAAGGTTTATAATCGCGGTGTGGCTGCTTGGAATTCTGGTCATCGTCCAGGAACGACACCAGCTCAGTGGGGTCATGCTCGTGTGAACTCATATATCACAAAGGGTAAGACCTATCACACTGCTGATAAAGATCTACACGAAGAAGAACAGATTGATGAAGTTTCTCATGCAACTCTAACCAGCTATGTCGACAAGGCTAAGAAATCTGCAGACGAACTAGCATCACAAGGCAAGTATAGACAATCAAATGATCGTCAAATTAATATCATCAAGGCTCAGACCAAGCAAATTGGAAAGAGAATGGATGCGATTAAAAAGTCATTGAGAGGCGAAGAAGTTGAGCAAGATATCGATGCTCTATTCGAAATGCAGTTAGTTGGAACTGACTCATATAGAGAGCATGCACTATCAACGACTCCAGACCAATCAATTGAAGAACCACTAGCAGATAAAAATAGCTGCGTTTGTGGTGGCAGCGGAGCATGTGAGTGTGAAGACACACCTGCTCCTGGTCGCACATTTAAAGACCTTAGAAAAGAAGCCAAAGATAGCACAGTAGATCTACAGCCAGAATTAAGCAAGGCTAATGTGAAGAAAAAGAGACTCGTTGCTGCTCCACGTGGTTTAGATTCCACGATGCAGGGACTTCCAGTTTCTTCTCGTTTCAGTGCGTTTGAATCTAAAGACCCTGCATTAAAAGAAGCAATTCAATATCACCTAGACAATAACATCTCTATCACTGAAAACATATTCCGTCCAGGTTCAGATATGTTCTTCCAATTAATCAGTGAGACAAAACGTCTTTATACTGAAGGCAAGTACACACCAGTAGATGAATACGAACAAGATTTGCTTAAATCAGATATTGGTGAAATTGCTGAATATGAAGGCCAACCAGTTGTTCTTGATTTCCCAATTGAAGAAACAATAGAAGAAGCATGCTGGACAGGTTATGTTCAGAAGGGGATGAAAAAGAAAGGCGACAAGATGGTCCCTAATTGCGTTAATGAAGAAGATGAGACTGGTGGGCATGGAATTGGTAAGCCATTCCGTTCAAACGGTGGCGGTACTGTTTATGTACGCACTGGCGATGGTGGAGTTCGTAAGGTCAACTTCAGCCAATCTGGAATGAGAAAGCGCATTAATGAACCAGCTAGAGTTCGTTCTTTCGTTGCTCGCCATCATTGCCTAA